ATTGATCCTTTCCTGATGGTCCATTCAATGACGAATGGTCCGAGTTGAAGTTGATGGTGACTCCACCAGAACCCATGAAGGGTTGTTTTGAAGGAGTAATAGTCGAGTGACCATGGTCCCCAACGATAGTAGTTGTTGAGAGTCACACGCTCTTTCCACCAACTCTCCTCAAGGTCGATTTGACGTTGAGAGATGAGCTTTGGGAAACGCATTTCCTGGTTGAAGTTAAGCATTTTTAAGTCCTTCCTTATGGTTGATTATTTCGTTGATGAGCACAACATCGTTTAGTTTCTTCGAGCAGATATGCCCGAACTTGACGGTGAACTCACCTTGGTCACGAATGTCCTCCATTGAGGTGTAAACGATCATCTGGATGAGTGGGATGAAGCTCACATGGTATGGGATTCCGAGGATGGATACAAAACGGATGCTGTACGTGTCACACAGGTCAACTGTGGTTGATCCTGCAAGCTGGGTAGCTGAGGTCATGGGCGATGTGCTCCTACGAGGCTGGTTACGAGGCTGGTTTGAGGGTTGATAGCTATCTATCATAGACGAAGTCTCCGACGCCTCCACGAGAGAGACGCCGGATTGGTTTACCAGTCGGCTACGACTGCGTCGTACTGAGCCTTCAGTTTATCGGATGCTTCCAGTTCGTCTGCGACGTCTTGGTTGAATCTCGCTACGCTGAGTTGTGCAGCAGTGGTGGTGGTTTTGGTGATGCGTTTGTGGTTTTCCTCCACATAATGGTTGGCAATATCGAGACCTTTTCCAACGGTTGATACTGAGTCAGTAGCTGTGTTGACGGTGGTCTGGACTAGCTTGGACATTGAGTCGAGCATGGACATGGGTGATACCTCCTACGGTATGGTTGATGGCAAAACGCCAATGGACCCAGAGGGTCAGCGACAGTGGATGTAGAGAGTGTAGGATAATAAGGGGGGGCATAGCTGTACTGGAGAACGAAGACCGGGGGGGTCTGATCTGGGAGTGTACCTCCAGTGTACAAAACACCTGCCTCTGTCGATACATGTAATAATTTGAGAATATAAATTTTGAAAAATACCCTACACCTTTGTCGATACATACTAAGTTTTTCAAATATAAATTTATGATTTGGAGCGCATAAGCGAGTTTTATGATTTGGGTATTATATGCTCGGATACTTATTAATTCTCGACATTTTCATAACTCCGTGCTGCGCACTCCGTTATGAAATTCTCTCGAATTAATAAGTATCCTCGATCATCCAGGGAATGGGACATTCGGGGTTGTCGAGGAGTCTTTCCGCGAAAGGCGACGAGACTGCGAAGGTTCCGCTACCTTCGCCTCTTGTTCATTTATGAACATAGCTGTGCCAAGCTCTGTCCCCCTGGGGCCGGGCCGACCCACCTCCGTGGTATGGATTTTGAGGGTGAGCCTGTCAAGTTTTTGAAACAGAACAAATGACCTGTTTGGAGGCAGATACGTAGGACAATGTTCTGCTTTCCTTGGTTCAGAGAGAACATATGTTCTGCCTCAGATACTAAATGCAGAACGATTGACTTATTTTCATGGTTCTCTATATGAGGGGGTGCGAGCTGGTGTAGTGGTAACACGGAGAGTTCATGCCTCTCAGCTATGGGTTCGATTCCCATGTTCGCAACCAACAGATGGGGTCGCATGTTCCAAGGGGGCGACGATGCTTTGCAAGCACTGTGTGAGGGGTTCGATTCCCTTCGACTCCACCAAAGGATTCTTACCCTATGACAGATCCATGTGACGACTGGTCGAAGATGCCGGTGAAAAAACCTGAAGAGCGGGGTTCGATTCCTCGCACCGATGCCAACTTTCGCGCATCTAAGATACGAATAAGTTGGAAGATGATCCGGCCCGGTTGCTAACCAGTTGGCCCCTTGAATGGGGTGGGGATCAAGACCTCCATCTTCCGCCATGCTCCCCTAGCCCAATTGGTAGGAGGCGGCTGGTTCAAAACCAGTACAGTCCCGGTTCGAATCCGGGGGGGAGTACCAATAACGGATGGTCCTGCTGTGTGGACGGCAAGCCGGTTTGAACCCGGTATGGCTCCGAGAGGATGAGGGTTCGACTCCTTGGCCATCCGCCAAATTGATCGTGTGGCTCGAATGTAAGGCGCTTCCCTGCAAAGGAAGAGGATGCAGGTGCGAGTCCTGTCACGATCTCCATAATCTTGGCTGGGGCGGTAGGATTCGAACCTACGAATGACGGGATCAAAGCCCGATGCCTTACCGCTTGGCGACGCCCCAACAACCTTGGTACTAGGCAAAGGATTTGAACCTTCCTGACAACGGTTCACAACCGTGTCCCCTAACCCGTAGGAGCCTAGCATATTCTTTCGTCTCTGGCCCAAGGGACTGGATTTGCACCAGTATCTCCGGGTCAACCACCCGGTATCCTATCTGTCGGGACGATGGGTAGACCCACAATCACCTATGTTAGAAGACCCTTGGAAGGTCTGGTGTGACAAGATGGATTCGAACCACCGACGCTCTGGCCTTCAACCAGACGCTCTACCCCTGAGCTACTGTCACAATCTTGGTGTACCGGCAGGGATTCGAACCAAGAGCTTTACGGTTAACAGCCGTACCCCCCTGCCAATAGGGGCCGTGGAGAACAATTAAATATGGCCTTCCCCCAAAGAATCGAACTCTGCATTACGGGTTCGTAGCCCAAAAGCCGGAAACACCACCGGGGGGAAGATTGGTCTCTCTGGTAGGATTTGAACCTACGATCTTCTGGTCCCAAACCAGACGACTTACCAGACTAGCCTACAGAGAGATATTGGTGCCGCCACGAAGAGTCGAACTCCGGACATCCTCTTTACAAGAGAGGCGCTCTACCAACTGAGCTATGACGGCGAAATGGGGGGGAGGGAATTTTCCTTATTCATCTACTCACCCCGGTTATGAGAGGGTGAGTACAAGCGTCTCACCCGATCATGTCGGTTGATTTGGTCGCTTGGTAAACTGATGAATAGTGTTTTCCATGAGGGGTACTTACTTCCTTGGTTCAGACCCGTCAACAGAAAAGGGAGGCCGAAGCCCCCCTGATCCGAGATATATGATCACCTCCATGTAAGAGGACAGCCAACCTCTATGTTATGCCACGGAAACAAAACCAGTTTCAATAAGAGAAAGGTCAGATCCTTCCCACGGAAGAGAAGTCGCAGGATTGATTTGGAAGTCGGTGATGTTGTACTGAAGCGGGAACCCAACTGGGATCGTCGCACTGTCATAGTCCACACCGGAGAGACGCACAGTGTGCTTCAGTCCTGTGGGTGAGTTCTGACCACGAGTCGTTTGGCTGACCATCACAAAGTTCGAGATGTTGGTCGCACCTGTGTAAGCACTCAGGTTCACCGTCTGACGTTGATCAGGAGCGATAGTTGTCATACCTGTGGTCGGATCATCATCGGCCAGAGCTGCAAGGCTGCCCTGCCATTGTTCGTATGCACCAGCACTGATGGGACGCAGAAGATCCAGACGAGCATTCCGAGTGTCACCGTCGGCGACGATGATTTCAGAGATATGCTGAATATCACTCAGGGTTTCCGTAAACGCACAACCCAAAGAGAAAGTGACAGGAGCCACGTAGTTGTTTGGGTTTGCGTTGAACAAGATTGTGCTGCCCAACGAGCCGTTGATGTAGACCTTCAGCTCGATCTTCAGAGTGGTAACTGTGTACTTGATGTCAACAAAACTGACTTTGCTGTCGGTCAGCGGGATTGTGCAGTCATCATTCTGAGGAGAACCACTACCATCATACAGGAAAGCTGTAAGAAAATACTTATAGGTTAAATTTACTTTGCGGATATGAACCAGGGTATTACCTTGGATGTCATAACATTTGAATAGAGTTTGAACACCGCTGTAGTCTGCACTACCTTCGTTGTAGATCCGGAAGTGGAACCACGTTTCATCTCCAGTCGAAGGATTGAACTGAGGAGAGTTCAAAGTTTCATAATTACTCATGGCAATCGAGTATGGAACGCGGGCAGAATCGAACGTACCCGAAACCGATCCCGCAACAGCAGTCGGCCAATGGGCAATGTTGTTTGAAGCGAAGAGGATATTGGGCATGATATGTTCCTTTGGTTCAGGTATCGGAATAAAGACGAACACTAATGTCGTCAATAGAGGCGTATCCAACGGTAGTCCCAAGATTGTTGAAGAAGATAGTTACCTTGATTTTCTCAGTCCCACTTGGGACATATTCAAGTTCGCTGAATTGGTGACTCCAGCTTTGGTTCTGAGTATTTATCAGAAGACCTTCAGTTGTAGTCCCCAAAACTGCATCAGCAGAACTAAGATACTGAACGGTGACTTGAACCCCATCCTGTCCAAGACGATTTTCCATCATAAACATATGGTTGCACATCAAAGTTCCATCGACCGCTTCAGCAATGTCACTTGCATTCAAAGCAACTGTTTGGAACATGGAGGATGATGAAGGTTGAATAGGTTCCTGATCCCCAAAGAAATGAGTTCCACTATAAGCAGTGACATCCCCAGAAGAAGAAATCGTCAGAGCTGCGATCGAACCCTCGGTAACAGTCCAACCTGTGAGATCCCCAAGGTCTGCACTTGGGTTGATCAATGGTAGATCAGCAAGACGAGTTGGCTGCCACATCACATAGGCTTCGTTGTGATAGAGTTGTCCACCTTCATCTCCACCAAGACCAGTGATGACAGCACCTGTTCCACTCATGACATCATCACGAAACTCAACCCACATACCTGTGGGAATCAAAATGATTTGTTGTTGAACATCTGTTCGTAGATACATCGAGATACCTGTGGTGATCAGAGTCTTGTGGTCAAACATGTTCTGTTTCAGATCTTGGCTCAGACCAGAAACAGCATACGTGAGATACTCTTCGTTGATGATGGGTTCGACCAGACCTGGAGTGATACCATTTGTAAGACCAACATCAACACCAAGGAAGTTCACGGCTGTGACTTCGCAGGTGATCTCAACATCATCGAATGAAAGACTGGTTGTGAGTGTCTTGCTGGTCTCACCGATCAACATGACTCCGTCAACATACCATTGGTAAAAGATGTTTGCTTTGGGACTGGCGTCAATGACACCAGGATTAACCGTCAACACTGATGGGATCTTGGAATCACCAGTCATATATGGAGGGAAAAGAAAGGTCGGGGCATACCGAACAATTGGAACAGCAGAACCCTGACCCAGCATTGAGGTATGCCCGCGTTCACCTTCCATGATGGACGGGTTGATGTGGCGAACGTCGATACGACGACGTTTCCACTCGTCCTGGGTATTGGTACGAATTACGGGCATATCTTATCCTTTGCGGAGATCACCAGCCACAGAGAAGGTCGCATCGCCAGTGGCGAGGATCCGGATGTCTGGCATGTTGGCCCGTGGGAGACGGACACAGTTCGAAGCCAGTACCGTGTAAGATGCTTCTGTTGGAGTGAACCAAACATCGTTCTGGTCTTTGACCTGAAACTGGATGTCCCCAGTATTCACAATACAAGTCACGTTGAGATCTACCGCACTCGGCCCAGCCGCGTAGGAGATGACATCCTCACCACCGCCTTCGGTCGAATCGACTGAAGTGTACCAAACGGGGGTGCAGGTGTAATTGGTTGTGCATATTGCCATTTTGTTGCTTTCCAGTCTAAGTTCAGGTTATAGGCGGACCATTGAGATCGCTTAACACACTATGAGGTAATCAGGCAATGCTGACACTAGGCGCAGTTCAGGAATCCCTTCCTGCACAACATCGACACAATATCACTCAAGATATGGTGAACCAACTGAACGCTCTCTCACGAGATCCGGAAGAGGCTCGCAATATCCGAGATAACTTTGTGACATTCTCCGGAGTCTTGCAAGAAGGTCGATACAAGGTCGGTGATTACGTCCAAGCTGTGATGTACGTCTCCCACAAGATCATGGGCAAGACGAACATCGACTCGTATAAAGCTACGTTCCCCGATCGCTACCAAGCGATGAAGGACGCAGGCCGACAACCAAAAGACATTGCCTCCATGGTGACTGCTTACAACAAAGGCCAGCTCGTCACGAAAATCATGGAGCGTGCCATGGTTCCAACCTGGATCCTGAACCAGGATGTTTTCCAGGAAGCAATCAACACCCAGTATGAGCTGATGATGGACATTGATGTTTCTCCCAAAGTCCGGAGCGACGCAGCGAACAGTTTGCTGACTCACCTGAAGAAACCAGAGATCCACAAATCAGAGTTGAAAGTGGACATTGCCATGAACGATGGTATGGCAGCTCTCGAACAGCAACTGGTTGAAATGTCACGGAAACAACTCAATCTCATTGAGGATGATCCCAACACGTCGGCGAATGACATCGCTGCGTTGCCAATGAAAACGGTGAATCCATGATCCAGCAGCCAGACTTCGTCCCAGAGAAGACCGTCGATGACTACCTCAACGAGGTAGACTTCATGATGCTCAACAGCCACGCTGGATACATCCCCAGCGAGTTCTCACTGAAATTCATGAACTTCATCAAGCTGGTGAACGGAGATGTTGGCGAAGACAACAAAACTCCAGTCATGCACTTGGCAATGCTGGATAAATTGACCGGACGCGAGAAGAAGATTGCGAACCTCTGTGCTCGTGGTACGGCGAAGACGACGCTCTTCATGGAATATCTGGTTCTGTATCTGGCCATGTTTGGGACACTCCCCAACTTCGGGGTTGTCACAGGAATGCTGTATATTTCGGACAGCATGGACAACGGTGTGAAGTCAGCACGGAACTCGACTGAGTTCCGATACAACAATTCGGAATTTCTTCAAAGCTGGATTCCATATGCCAAGTTCACAGAGAACTATCTTGAATTTGAGAACAAGCGTGGACACCGTCTGGGTGTAAAGATGTTCGGTGCCAAATCAGGTATCCGTGGTACGAAGATCTTCGGTAAACGACCAGTGCTGGCCGTCATGGATGACTTGGTTTCAGATGCTGACTCAAAATCAAACACAGCAATGGAAGCCATCAAGGACACGGTATATTCCGGCGTCCAATATGCGTTGGATCCAACACGAAACAAGATGATCATGAATGGGACACCGTTCAACAAGAACGACATCGTCTATGAAGCGATCGAGTCCGGGGCATGGCACGTCAACGTGTGGCCGATCTGTGAGAAGTTCCCATGCAGCAAAGAAGAGTTCCGTGGAGCCTGGGAAGACCGGTTCACATATAAGTACGTGAAAGAGCAGTATGAGTCGGCCAAGAAAGAAGGCAAACTCAAATCATTCCGCCAGGAGATGATGCTGCGGATTACATCGGATGAGTCTCGCTTGGTTCAAGAAGCAGAGATCCTCTGGCGGCCACGAGCACCGGTTCTCCAAAAGAAGCAAAACTACAACTTCTACATCACGACGGATTTTGCAACTTCTTCAAAACAAACAGCCGATTACAACGTTCAGTCTGTGTGGGCATATAACGCTGCGTCAGAATGGCACTGGGTGGACGGAGTCGTCGTTCGCCAAACCATGGACAAAGCGATCGACCAATTGTTCGGGTTCGTGGATGAGTATGATCCACAAGGTGTGGGCATCGAGATCTCTGGCCAGCAGCAGGGCTTTATCCAATGGCTCATGAATGAGATGAATTATCGGAACAAGTTCTTCAACCTGACACGCCAAAAAGGTAAATCAGGAATCCGGCCAACAACAGATAAACTGGCTCGATTCAACATGGTAGTGCCTCTGTTCAAGTCAGGAAAGATCTTCTTTCCGACAGAGTTGAAAAACTCACAGGAATTGAGTATCTTCATTGAACAAATCGCCCTTGCAACCAAGGACGGAATCAAAGGCAAAGATGACTGCATCGACACAGTTTCGATGTTGCAGTACATGAATCCTTGGAAACCCAACAGCGAGACACAAGACGATGGGGACGATTCCACCGTTCGGTCTCACCAAATTTGGGGTAGCAATCTCTTGACATCAGATGATACAGATGAATCTGAATACGGATCATACGTGGTCTGATCTAACCATAAAGGTAAGCCAATGATCACGTTTCAGAATTTCAGTCAACGTCTCGCAACTGGGCAACTCAAAAACACCGCTGCGGTGGATGATGAGAACATGGGCGTCATTTGTCCTGAGTATTACCAGACGATCCTCAGCCTTACCAACCAGGGGTTGGTTGATCTCTCAACACGGTTCCCGCTTTTCAAAGGACAGGTCGATCTGACATTCGTCGATGGGCAGAATATCTACCCGTTCACAGAAGCCAATGTTGGTGGGACTTTGACAGACTCTACCGAAGAACCGTTCACTGATGACACGTTCATCAAGTTTCTGGATCTCTTTGATTCTGAAGGAAAACGTCACACGTTGAACAGCAATGGTCATATCCTGACACCGTCGTTCAACACGATGCGTTTCACAGATGCAAAGATCGAAGAGTTCACAAAGACTGCATCTCCTGATGTTGGTCGAGTTCGGATCCGCTACCAAAAGAAGCATCCCACTATCCTGAGTGCGGGTGAGATCAATCTGCCACCAAATTTGGAGACGGGCTTGCAACTATTCGTTGCAGCGTTGTATATCTCCCACATGAATGGTCCTGAGCATTCAGCCAAAGGCGATAGCTACTACGCAGCCTACCTCCGGCATATCGGCGAAGATGAGATGAAAGATCTCTCTTCAACCTCGGAAACTCATGAAAGTGATAAATTCACAGATCGAGGTTTTGTGTAATGTCGGAAAAAGACCCTAACCTCATTCTTGAGGTATTCAACCAACGAGCAGGTATCTTGACATTCATGGGAATGTTGGGTGGTTCTGTACGTGCAGTTGTTTTGAAGACCACATGGCGTGAAGGAATCCGGGTCGTGTTCGTTGGTGGAGCAGTTGCATTTGGTATTGGCGTAGTAGCACCGGTCATCATGGAACCATGGATCGGTGAACTACCAGAAAATATGGCTGGAGCTTTGGGGACTCTTACAGCCGCCTCCTTCCTTATCGGATTGGTGGCAGTGACGCTCGTTGAGCGGTTCATTTCCGGACCCAAAGAAGGGGAAGAAAATGACTGATGAACATTCGAAAGTATTTCGTGCTGAACGCACAACCCGAAATCGTGATGATTTTAAGGTTCTTATCCTAGGACTGATGATTGGCATTGTAATGCTGCTGGTCTTCCCAATGGTGGGTCCAGTGAGTGACAAGTATTTCAAAGAGCGTCCATTTATCCAAGCGACTGTGGAAGTGATCCAGACAGACAACTATGAGCGTCCAATGCTTCTATATGATGCTGATGCAATTCTTTTGGTTGAAGCAACATGGATCGCAATCATTCGAGATGCTGACGACAACCGTCTGGCAACTCGTCATGGTACAGGCAATTATTCAACAGATAAAGACAGCCCACGTCTGTGGATATGGGCTGCTTTCTTCGACCAATTAGATGGGACAGAGCCACCTCTGGTTCCAGTTCAACCATTTAAGGTCTGCGTTCGTTATATCTCTGTGACTATCGACACACGGGTTTCTGATGAAACACCAGAAACTTGTAGTCTTATTTTCAATCCCGAAGAGGGAACAACCAAAATTACAGGAGAATAACAATGTATGCATCTCGTGAGTACCAAGGGCGTGTGAACGCCATTTTGCAAGCACCACGTCTTACTGTGGATGGGATTACCGGTCCCAACACACGAGCTGGTATCGCTGAAGCCATGAAAGTTCGTAAGGTCCGGAAACAAGAGGATCTTTTCGATCGTGGTGTACGAGGCGTCGTTTGGCACTGGACTGCTGGAGCTAATGGTCTGATCGAGCTGGAGAAGGAGGCTTACAACTTCCTGACTGACACCAAAGGCAACATCTACGACGGGAACAGCACCATCGCCGAACAGGTGATGTATGACTGGCGCAAAGGTATTGGTGCATCGCACACGAAGTCGATGAACACTGGCTGGGTCGGAGTCTCTCAAGATGCAATGGCCGGAGCCAATGGTTGGCCAATGAAGTGGGGCAGCCACCCGATCACATGGGAAGGCACCGATGCGATGCTGGAGAAAACCTGGGAGATCTGTTGCGAATACAACATTCCAGTCTCTCCTTGGACAACTCTGAGCCATGCTGAAGTTCAGCAAACTCTGGGTGTCGCACAGAGAAACAAATGGGATTACATGGTTCTTCCTGGTTATGACAAACCAAGTGATGCAGTGAAAATCGGAAACGTTCTTCGTGCTCGTATGCTGGAGAAATTCGGATGAAACAGTATCTGAACGTTGTGTTGATTGTTGGGGGTCTCGCCCTGTTGGGCGGGACTTTTGCCTATGGATACCACAAAGGATCTGTCAGCGAGATTCAGAAGATCGCCGATCGCACAGCCGAGAAACAACAAGAGTTGCTGGATCTCGGAGATGTGGTACGGATGCAGACAGAAGCTCTTCGCCAGATTCAACGTGAAAAAGAGGACTTGATCAATGCACTTGAAAAAGAAGCCACTGCGGCTCCTGATTCTAACAAGCCTGGCATTGCTACCACTGGGGGGATGCAGCGGCTCGAACGTCGGTGGGGTCCGAGTCCAGGAACTTCCGACTGATGTGGCTGAACCATGTCCACATCCTTTGGACGTGATCAAGGGTGTATCAGGTTCCACTGTTGGTTCAGATGAAATCCGAATGGGTCGCCTTGGCGATGCACTTATTGAATGTGGCGTTGAGAAACAAATTGCTGTAGACGCAAACCAACAACTCATTCAGATCTTTCGAAACTAGGAGTCGAATCGTGAAAAATGACAACGACATGATTGAGAACGATGTTTCGTCTAAAAAGACGGACAACGACCCTGTGTCTGAAATCTACAACCCTTCGGATCTGAACAAAGTTGCGAGTGAGAAACTCACAGACTGGAAAATCGAACCGTCGGTCGCAGATCTCAAAGGAGATTTGGATTATGCACGGCAAGAAAACACAGACCAGAAAAGCAACGTTGATGGTTGGTTGAACCTCCGTAACGCCACTGGTGCTGAGTCAGGCAAGAAAACCAAAACAGTTGGACGCTCTTCTGTTCAGCCAAAGCTGATCCGGAAGCACAACGAATGGCGTTATCCTGCGTTGAGTGAACCATTCCTGAACACGGAACGTATGTTCAACATCAACCCCCGTACCTTTGAAGACAAAGCATCAGCCGACCAGAACCAGTTGATTCTCAACTGGCAGTTTGACACGAAGCTCAACAAAGTCGATTTCATCGACCGGTACGTCCGCAAGACTGTGGATGAGGGTACTTGCGTTGTGCGTGTGGGCTGGGAACGTAAGACCGAAAAGGTCAAAGTTCTCAAGCCTGTGTATGAATATACCCAACTGGAAATGGGTGATGAAGAAGGTATGCAGATGCTGGCTCAGGCAACTGAGATGGCGACATCTGATCCTGAAGCATGGGAAGCTGATCCATCTATCCCGGATGAACTTCGGGCCGCCGTAGAGTTTGGTTTGGAAAACCAGGAAATGGTTGTGGCTGTTGAGATTGGTGAAGAGTGGGTCCAAGAGAACAAGATCACATACAATCAACCATCTCTGAAGATTATTGATGTTGCGAACTTCTTCATTGATCCCTCGTGCGATGGTGAGTGGGAAGATGCTCAGTTCATGATTTCTACGTTTGAGTCCACAAAGTCGGAACTCAAAAAACGTGGTATCTACAAAAACTTGGACGATGTGAACTGGGGTGCAAACCAGATCAAAGCTCAGGTCGGTGATCCAGATCATGAGACAACAACTCCGATTGCAGACGATCGTCTGAATCAGGACAAGTCCAAAGTGCTGGTCTATGAATACTGGGGTGAGTGGGATGTCCATGATGATGGGGTGATGATCCCAATCGTGGCCACGTTCATCGGTGACACGATGATCCAGCTCGCAGAGAACCCTTTCCCTGACCGGAAGCCTCCGTTCGTCATCGTTCCTTACATGCCTATCCTTGGTTCAATCTGGGGCGAAGCAGATGCTTCTCTCCTCCAGGACAACCAGCGTATCCTTGGTGCTGTCACTCGTGGCACGATCGACCTTTTGGGTCGTTCGGCGAATGCTCAGTCTGGGTATTCCAAAGGTTTCCTGGATCCAGTGAACCGGAAGCGTTTCACCAACGGTGAAGATTTTGAATTCAACCCCAATGAGGATCCTCGTGTTGCCATCCAACAGATGCAATATCCTGAGATCCCCAACTCTGCACTGACCATGATGCAGCTCCAGAACGCTGAAGCTGAAGGTCTGTCCGGGGTCAAGAGTTTCTCAGGTGGTATCTCTGGCGAAGCCTATGGCCAAGTTGCTCGTGGTATCTCTGGTGCGTTGGATGCGGCTGGCCAACGTGAGATGAATATCCTTCGTCGTCTGGCTGAAGGTATGCGTCTGATTGGCCGCAAGATCATCTCGATGAACGCTTTCTTCCTCGAAGAGAAAGAAGTCATTCGGGTCACAAACCGTGAGTTCGTTGAAATCAAACGAAAAGATCTCTCTGGTGCATTTGACCTGATCGTGGACATCTCCACTGCACAGGTTGATGAGCAAAAAAGCCAAGACTTGGGAATGATGCTCCAGACAATCGGTCCAGATATGGACCCTGGTTTGAGCAAGATCATCTTGGGTCAGATTGCTGATCTCAAGCGTATGCCTGAGCTGGCAGAGCAGATCCGCTCCTATGAGCCTCAGCCTGATCCGCTTCAGCAACGTCTCGCTGAACTTCAGATTGAAGAGCTGGAAGCCAAGATTGAACTCGACAAAGCTCGTGCAACAGAAGCAATGGCACAAGCTGAGAACAAAGCTCTCGATACTGAGCTGGAGTCAACCGGTTCGAAGCATCAGCGTGATGTTGAGAAGATGGGTGCTCAGGCCCGTGGCAACCGTGATCTCGAAGTCACCAAGGGTCTCCTGAAAGGGGAGACTCCTGCTGGACAGATCGAAGCTGCTGTTGGGTACAACAAGATGGTCGAAGATTCCGACCGTGAACAAGCCAAACCTGAAGTTCCTCTGGGGCGTCCTCCTGCTCCAGAGCAGACACTTCCTATGGCTCCTCTCCAGAGTCTCCAAGAACAACCCCTTGCTTTTCCTCAGTAAAGCAGGTTACGAACGACCCACTGTAACATATCAACCACAAAGGACGTGGCAATGAACCTTTATGAACAAAATGCGAACGATACCGAGGAAACCGCACACCTCACCATGGAACAGTATCAGGAGTATAAAGCCTCCTGTGAAGATCTGCTCCGCAAGGCAAAGGCCGCTGAGAAATTGGCTGAACTGCCAGAGTTCAAAGAGATCGTCATGGATGCGTATTTTGACCAAGAGCCAAAGCGGCTTGCTGGTCTGATGGCAACTGGTCGTCTTTCTGACAAGCAGTTCGACGAGTGCATCGGTGAGCTGAAGGCCATTGGTTCCATGCGGACCTTCCTCCAAGATTTCATCCAGAAGGGCAACATTGCTCAGTCTGAGTTGGACAACCTTGAGGTGGCCTGGAATGAAGCTGTTGAAGCCAACAGCACAATCGAGGGGAGTGTCCAGTAATGGCTGATCCAGAAAACACACCGATCGACATCGAGTCGATGTCTGATGAAGACTTTATGAAACTGGATCCCTCTCAGATGCAAGAAAATGCGTCTGCTGAGGAAAAGGAGATTGTTGATGAGAATACTGATCCAGATGGTGAAAAAGATCTTGATGATCCCGACGCTGGTTCAGGCGAAGTCGATCCAGATGATGCTCCATCCGGATCTGATTCTGACACCTCAGATGGAGAAGATCCTGATAAAAACGAATCAGATGAAGGGGAAGAAGACTCTTCTACTGACAACCCAGATGCGGGTGATGCCGACAAACCTCCAGTCAAAGATTCCGAAAAGTCGAAGAAACCTGATGCCCCGAAAGGAGAAACAGACAAGTCAGCAAAGCCAGATGATTCAGAAGAACCAGAGAAGAAAGCTGACAAAGAGGCTGCTGGAGACGCAAAAACCTCTCCAGAAGATGCGATGGATTTCTACGACAAAGTCACTGCATCGTTCAAAGCAGATGGTCGGGATGTTCAGGTAAAGACTCCTGAAGATGCTATCCGTCTGATGCAGATGGGTGTGAATTACTCTCGCCGTATGCAGGAAATGAAACCCCTGCGTGCTCAAGACCAGATGCTGAAGTCCAACGGTCTGAATGATCCGGAGAAGCTGAACTTCCTTATCGACCTGTCAAAAGGCAACAAGGAAGCAATCAAGCAACTCCTCAAGGATTACAAGATCGACCCTGTGGACATCGACACCTCGACAGAAGATTCGCCCTATCAGGCGAACAACTATCAGGGTGATCCAAAGGATTTGGCGTTCGACGATGCGATCAAAGAGACCATCTCACAAGATGGTGGACGTGAACTCATTAGCGATATTAACCGGGATTGGGATACAGTTTCAAAAGAAGCTCTGCGAGATCAACCTACTATCTTCCAAAATATACTTGCACAAAAACGTTCAGGAGTTTATTCGAAGATTCAAGACGAATTGAAATACCAGCGGACAATGGGTTATCTAACCGACGTTCCCTTCCTTCAAGCCTACCATCAGGTAGGTGAGGCGATGCAAAAAGCTGGGGTTTTCAATTCTGAACCAGAAGTCCAACCAAAAGCGAAAGCTCTTGGCACTGGCACCCGGAAGGCTGCTCCCAAGCCGAAAACTGAGCAACCCACTCCAAACGTCTCATCGGCAACTCCACCCCGATCCGCACCATCAAATGATGGCGGACATCCTGAACCGGATTACTCGTCCATGTCAGATGAAGAGTTCAAGAAGTTGGCTCCTCCTGGTTAAGACAGAATCCAATTGAGAAGTTTGAAAAGGAAACACCATGGCTCAATTGTATAACGCTCCTCCGGGTACGCCTTCGGACATTGGTCCGCAGTTCAACACCCATTACTGGGATCGTCGTTCTCTGATCGACGCTGCCGAACAGATGTTCTTCAGCCCTCTGGCTGACGTTCGCTCCATGCCGATGCACTACGGTAAAGAGATGAAAGTCTACTTCTACGTTCCTCTGCTGGACGACCGCAACGTCAACGACCAAGGTCTCGACGCTTCGGGTGCTGTCACAGCTAATGGTAACATGTACGGTTCGAGCAAAGACGTCGGTCTGATCTCTGCCCGTATGCCTACCCTGACTGAAGAAGGTGGTCGTGTTAACCGTGTCGGTTTCACTCGTCTGGAACGCAACGGTACTCTGCAAGAGCACGGCTTCTTCACTGAATTCTCGGACGACATGATGACTTTTGATACCGACTCTGACCTCTACAGTCACATGTCGCGTGAGATGGTTGCCGGTGCCAACGAGATCACTGAAGACCTTCTGCAAATTGACTTGCTCTCCAACGCTGGCACAGTGGTTTACACCGGTGTGGCAACTCAGGACAGCGAGATCACTGGTGAAGGTGCGAACCCCTCGGTCGTGACGTTCATGGATCTGAAGAAATTGAGCATCGTGCTCGATGACAACCGGACTCCGAAGAACACCAAGATCATCAAGGGTTCGACGATGAACGATACTGCGACAATCAATGCGTCGCGCATCATGTACATCGGTTCTGACCTTCAGATCACTGTCGAGAATATGGTCGATGGGTTGGGCAACCCAGCGTTCGTTCCTGTTCGTAAGTACGCTGCTGCTTCGACAATCATGAATGGCGAAATTGGTTCGGTCGGCGACTTCCGTATCATTGTTGTTCCAAACATGATGAACTGGGAAGGTGCTGGTGCTGTCGCAACTGCTTCCAACCTGGGTTACGATGACGATGGTGCCAACTACAACATCTTCCCGATGCTGGTTGTTGGTGACGGCTCCTTCGCAACTGTCGGCCTGCAAGGGTCTGGCAAAAAAGGTACGAAGCAGAAGTTCAATATCATCGTGAAAAAACCTGGTAAGGAAATGGCAACGATCCAGGATCCTTACGGTAAGATTGGTTTCAGCTCGATCACGTTCTACCACGGCTTCATCGCCCTGCGTCCTGAGCGTCTGGCTGTTGTCAAAACTGTTGCGGCTGAGTAATCAGCTCTAGGGGAAGGGGGCTAGAAATAGCCCCCTTTCTCACATTTTAATCCCACTCAACTGAAAGAGACTTTCAATGAACATCAGTAAACTCGCACCCGCTGAAGCCATCGAGGCTGTCACGGCAATGGAAACTGTAGAACAACTCCGTGAAGCAGCAACCTCAATCAACGTCACATTCTCCGGCAACACCGGTGAGGCTACACTTCGGAAGAAGCTCATGGATACTTTGAAATCTGATTTGAACAAACTCGAAGTCGATGAGACTGTCCCCGATGCTGAGGAAGAAGAAGTCCCTGATTTTGGTGGTGAAGACACAACCGAAGATGGGATCCAATCGACTGCTGGCCCAGCAAAAACCGGCCCGACAATGGAAGAGATCCTGAAGATGGATCCGAACCAGATCACTGATCCGCAGCTTCTGCGTCAGGTGGTTCGTGCCAAAGCACTTCGTTTGCACCGTGTGAAGATCACCAACTTGGATCCAAGTGATTCACAGCTCAATGGTGCCATCATTACAGCCGTGAATAAATTCACCGGCAAAGTGGCGAAGTACATCCCTTTCGGCGACGAAGAAGCACCGAACGGATACCACGTCCCTGAGATCCTCCTGAACCAGTTGAAAAACACCAAGTTTCCTCTGCGTCGTGAGATCAAAGGTGGGGCATTCGGCGTCAAACGTTACAAGACCACGATGATCAACAAGTTCAATATCGAGACTCTTCCTCCGCTGACGAAGAAAGAGATTGAAGAACTGGCCAACCATCAGCGTGCATCCCACGCTATCGACAGCTAAGCAGTTTCCCTGTTAAGGCAGGGAGACCAAGAAATTGAGAGAGGAATTCAGAGATGCCCGTAAATGACTGCAATGCAGATGGACAGGCAAATGCTCTGTTTACCTCTCTCACCGCAGACTCTCCAACGCCTCCAACGTTGGATCTGTCTGATTCCAAGTATGACTTCAGTGCTGATGCCAGCTCCGAGCTGTACAAAGACATTCAGACAGTCACTCTCGAACAACTGACTGAGGTCAATCTCGAAGGCGACGGTGTCTTTGACAAACTCATGCAAGCCATGGATCAGCATATCCAGCGTGAGTACAAAGGGAACCGGATCACCGGGGACCAATATGCCAAAGTTTACACAGATGTGAGCACCGCTGTCCTGGGACAGTCGGTCTCTTTCCTGTTGCAGAAAGACCAAGCCAAGTGGGCTGCCATCACTGCTCAGATGCAAGCACGGATTGCTGAGATCCAGGCAACTGAGGCTCTGATCAACCTTGAGAAAACCAAGGTCGAAGCACAACAGGCTGTCTTTGAAATGCAGAACGCTGGAGCACAGTATGCTCTGACGAAGATGCAGGTTGCCAATGCTGATGCAGCTTACTGCCTCACACAAGCACAGACTGAAGGTGAACAGTACAAGCGTAACTGGCTCATGCCAGCAGAACTGGCGATCCAGGAATACACACGCAGCAACATCCTGCCTGCTGAATATGCTGCGAAGCAGGTTACATCCGATCGGATTCTTCCTGCTGAAGCAGCGATCAAGGAATACCAGAACCGTGTTCTCCAGCCGCTCGAAAAAGATCTACAAGAGTTCCAGCGTGATCAAACACTGCCAACACAACAAGCAACTGCTGAGTACCAACTCAACCAGATGATGCCTGTTGCTCTGGGTAAAGAACAGCACCTGCTGAACTTCCAGCTCCCAGCTCAGACAAACCTGATCAACGAGCAGAAGGAAGTTCAGCGTGCTCAAACTCTGGAGACACGTTCAGATGCTCTGACTCCAATCAGTGGTCTCCTGGGTCGCCAGAAGAACCTGTTGGAGATGCAAATCGAACTGACCAGCGAGCAGCATGAGAATGAGCGTTCCAAGACAATGGATACTCGTTCGGATGACTCCACACTGGTTGAAGGTCTGAACGGTAAGCAGATGGATCTGTATGACCAGCAAATCGACAGCTTCATCAAGGACGCCAAACAGAAGGCTGCCAAGATGTATCTCGATGGCTGGATCACCCAGAAAACTCTGGATGAGAACTTGGCTGCTCCTGTTGAACTCAATGTTCCATCGGTCAGTGCTGTTCTTGAATCTCTGCGGTCGGCCAACAGCTTGTAAGGAGATCAACCCATGGGTCTCTTTGGTAGCAAGAAAATCTACGTCTCCAGCTCGATTTACAATCTGGCTGGGGACGAATTGGATCGTCCAAACTTCCTGAAATCGAGTCTCTTTGCAGCGGTCATGAACCCATACGATGCGTATCTGGGTGATACCATTGTCGGAAACTATCTGACTGGACCGGGCATTATGCAGCGGTCTTTCTTCAATTGGTCTGTGCGTAACGACATTGCTGGGCTGCCCACATTGGATGTGTCCAACGCAACAACGATCGACCCTCTGCTTGTTCAGCCTTTGGTTCCAGTGCCTTCAACTCCTGCGGGTCAGGTGATTCAAGTACAGACAGCCGTACTGACTGACGGAGACTATGGTCTCTGGGCAGAACAATGGATCTTGGAGAATGATCCAAGTGTGATCGACACAGACTGGGTGGCTGATTATGACGAAGACACAAACGAGATCACAATCCAGTTTGAAGGTGGTGGGACAACTGTCTTCAATCCAGTCGGCTTCAACAAGAACAACAAATATATCGTTGCCAAATACTCGTCTGTAGTCCCATCAGCATCAGAACCTCTGGAAGTTGGAACCAAGATTCTGAGTGTCAGTTCGACACCATCAACCACAGGCTATGTGCTGGACTCAACAGTCAACACAGGGGTGGTCAATTACAACCTGGATCAGATCGTTGAAGTGACCAAATCATACAGTGATGGAAGCTCTGGTACATTCACCTCCAGTGCTCAGAACGTGAACCAAGGCTTTAACAGTCTGCTGAACACCTGGAATCGGACTGATTACGTTGGTTCAACAGCAGGTGGGGATGACGTCTCAAACATCGAGAAGTGGCTGTATATCTGGGAACGTCGTGAGATCTACAACAATACTGTGGGGACCACGGTCGTTACGACAAATCCGAATACACCCTCACCAGGGGTGACGGAGACTGTCTCGACAACAACCAAAGGAGATTGGCTCCGCCCTATCTACGATCATCAGCTCGACACACAGGAAACCATTGAGGACAATGTGATCCTGAATGGTGTGTGGATCTACCAGATTGGGACTGGCCAGGCCACACTGGATGCTTTGGTGGATGAAGAAGCGAATGAACCAAGCCCGGATTACTACCCATTTATCCCTATTCGTTTGAACAACGTAGGGCTTCGGGAACCAGTGTTTGATGACCTGTATGCTGAAAGCAAACGGGCATACAAACGTGCAACTGGTGGTCCGATGGAGGGCAACAATATCGACAAGATCCTCGACGAAGTTGAGGCAAACGAAGATATTGGAGACATCGACTATTCCTATGTTCAGTGGGGTGTGTCGGTGAACGTGTTTGATCCTGCTTGTCGCCGGTACATGTATGAGTGGTTCAAAAACCAGATCCCATATCAAAACACATCTCCATCGACGATGACTAATTTTACAAACTCAGTCACCAACTATGAAGCCGATATGGCCACATATACGGAGTGGCTTGAGGGTCAAGGTGATAGTGGTGATGCGTTGTTTGGGGAACCTCGTCCTCCAAAACCAACAATCTCAGAACCTCCATCGACGACAGTTCGTCTGGTTGCAGATCACCCTCAATTGGGTGGTTTTGATAACCGTTTCACATGGGTAAATATCACTGAAACTTCTCATACTGGTTTGGGTAAAGCTGGTGCTGTTCCAGGAGACATCTGGTGGGATACAGGTGATACTCTGAGCTGGAGTGTTCAGACTGGTTCAACAGGACGTGATGGGGATTTTCTGCCCATGTTCACGGTCAACACTCTAGACGAAATGGTGTTGTTCAAACAAACCGGGGTCAACACGTACTCGAAGATGTCCATTTGGGGCATGGTTCATGAGAACTTCATCTATGGTGGTAAGGCTGTACGGACAACTCTGGCTGAAGGTGTTGCAGATACTGCTGAGTCTGTCTTCATCGTACCTCTGCACGCTCCAACGGTGAAAACTCTGGGTGTGAAAGACTTCACCCAAATGGCTCTGTCAAACACGTTTATCACCTTCAACTCGTACAAGGTCGTGAAGAAGAAGTGGTATCAGACATTCCTCGGAATGTTGTTCATCGTGATTGCCATCGTTGTGGTGTCTGCTCTGATTGCTCCGTCTGCCGTAGGGGGTGCCTCTGGGGTATTCGGAACCAACGCTGCTGTGGGTGGTGCTCTGGGTCTCACAGGTACAGGTGCGATCGTTGCTGGTGCTGTGACCAATGCCATTGCTGCTGTGGTTATTGCACA